GCTTTGTAGATTTTGATTTCAGTTACCAATGCTGAACACAACGAGTCCTGTGTTTTTAACATAGCCGACATTTTTCGCAGTTCGGTTTCACACTTTACTAATCGCTTCTCGCACTGAGCAGTTGCAAGGTTGCTCTGACGTTCTGCTCTTATGTAAAGAACAGTAACCACAATAAGCAAAAGGTAGGTGATAGCCTTCTCACTGTTCTTGGTGAATTGCTCAAAACTTACGGGTAATCTCATATTTCTTCGGGAAAAGGGTTAGTGTTAAATTCCGTTTCTAATTTTGCAACCCATTCTGCTTCGTCTAAAGTAGTCCACCAATTAGGTTGATTGGTGTCGGTTACTTGCGTTGGGTCTGTCCAACCATATACAAAGTTCCTCACCTTGTCTGTCCAAAAAATCCAATAGGTTCTTTGAGTTGGGTAGTGTATTTCAAATGTGCTTTTCATTATGCCGTACCTCCATCAGTTATTGTCCAAGAATAGTTGTCTATGAGCGATTGTCTTGCAGTTGCTGCCGCACTTCCTGCCGTATATTGACTACCTCCAAAGTTTATACTGATTCCGCTTATTGGTGCTTGTGCTTCCCATCCGACTAATAATGCGTCATAGTTGGTAGTGGATAGCGTGATAGAAACCATAAAATTAGCAAACGTAGTGACCTGATTTATGTCCCAACTTGATATATCTTGGTCAAAGTCAAACGCTTGTTCAAACATTACACTCATACTTGTAACACTTGAAGTATTCCAAGAACCGATATCTTGGTTAAAATCAAACGCATTTTCAAACATTCTACTCATATTTGTAACACTTGAGGTATCCCAAGAACTTATATCTTGATTAAATAAAAATGCGTTTCTAAATGTACCACTCATACTTGTAACGCTTGAAGTGTTCCAATTATTAATAGTTGGACTTCCACCATTGTTGAATGATTGGGCATTATAAAACATACTCCCCATATTTGTAACGCTTGACGTATCCCAAGAACCAATGTCTTGATTGAATGATGTTGCACTATTAAACATTCTACCCATATTCGTCACGCTTGACGTATCCCAAGAACCAATGTCTTGGTTAAACGAAGTATTACCACTAAACATTTCAGAAAAAGATGTAACGCTTGAAACATCCCAACTACCTATATATTGGTTAAATGGTGTACTTCTAAACATCTCACCCATATTCGTGACATTTGAAACATTCCAAGAACCAATAGGTTGATTAAATGAACTTGCGTTTTGTAAAAAGCCACGAATACTTCCAACACTTGATACATCCCAATTCCCAATCGCTCCATTAAAATTACTACAATCTGTAAAATAAAATTCTAAATTTGTACTTGTAATTGTTGGTGCATCGGTAGCACTACAAGTCATATTAGTACATCCACGAAAACCTCTATTTATACTAATATTCAACGCTCCCCACTTCTCAACATCACCCATTTTCAACTTATCACCGCCACCATCGAACTTCCACCCTAATAAATCACCCGTTATCTTAATCGTGTACGTTCCCGCACTTGAATAAGTATGCGTTACTTCGGGTGCAGTGTGGTCAGTAATATTGTCGCTTGTGCCGTCACCCCAATCAACTACGCAATCTAAACCCGTGGAAGTTGTTAAAGGGAGTTTAAATTGGTTGGATGCACTCACCCCGCTTTGAGTGGTGTCAACTGTAAACACAAAACCTATAATTGGAGTGATATCCTCACTACCTATCAAACCCAACTGCGTAGGCAACTGTCCAGCGACTAACTTATCGCCAAACAGTTTCTCGTTGAATCCTCTGAATATCCCGAAATCAGGCATTTAGTAATCTCCTTTTATTGCGAATATGTTCACGCCGTCAGTTTGTGCCACTGTGATTCCTACCTGTATTTTCTGACCTGCCTTGAGTTGTAGGTCACTATATGCCGTTACTTGTCGCTGAGATGTTACTGTTGTAGATGCCGTTATCGCTTCCATTGCAATCTCATCGTATAACTTTGGATTTGCCCCTGCTGTATCGGTGATGAAAATCAAAACTAAACAAGCCGTATTATCTCCTGCAACCTTTGCTCCTATTTGGGTTATTTTAGTGCCGTCAGTTGCTGCCGTTAGTAGGTCGGATAGGTTAGTAGTAGTCGCTCCTGTTCTGTCCGTTGTCGCAGCCGTTACCGTTACGATTGCCGTTTCAGGAGTTAGTGCGAATATGGGTGATGTGTTTGCCATTAGTAGTTATAAAATAAGTATAAGTCACCGCCCGTTGAAGGTGGTATTTCTAAATTAGTTAAGTTGCTTCCGTCAACAGCTGGAAGTTTGCTATCTGCATCCAACTGCACCAACTGAGATGCTCCGTTAAATGTATTCCCTTGCTTGGTTACGCTTTGAGCCGTTAAAACGCTTTCAACCTTTGCGTCGGTGTAATACTCGTTACTTCCCTCTGTTAGGTCATCGGTGGTCTTAGTTGCTAATCGTGCATCAAAACGCCCATCAGTGTAATAAAGGTTATCCCCTTCTGTTAGATTGGTGGTTGTCTTAGTTGCTAATGATGCATCAAATTTCCCCTCTGTGTAGTAGAAGTTTACCGCACCCTCTGAGATGTCATCGGTGTCAAGTGTTACCGCTCCCGTTTGCCCATTTACGCTTTGTACGTTTCCTTGAGATGCAATCGTAATCGTCTGCAAGTCATCGTCAAACGTGATTGATGTGTTATCTCCTGCAATCAGGGAAGCCTTAACCTTGCTGTAAACTCTGCTATCCGTGAAATAAAGGTTAGTGCTACCTTCTGAAAGGTCATCAGTGTCGTTTGCTTGTAAAACTCTCTGTCCAATGTTTTCTAAGTTGGTTCTTTTGGTTAAATTCTCGGAATAATCAAACACAATAAAACTATCCTGTAAAGGGTCAATAGTTCCGATTGGGTCGAGTTGTGAAATCGTCTGATTAGCCATAGTAGTTAACGATACGCCCTCCTTGTTCTAAAGTTAAAAAATCACCGCTCTCAGTTAACAAAAAGAAAGCCGTCAAAGCATCTACATCATATATCTCCTTAGTAAGGTCAACATTACGCTCAAAGCCTGTATCTCTCTGCGTGGTGTACAGAGATTTGTTAAGGATAACGTCATGCTCCTTGCCAATTGGTCGCTGTGTTGTATATATTTTCTTAGGCAATTTCGTAGAATAGTTCGTCATTTCTCAATGGTATTACCTTCATGATTCCCGTTTCAACTACCTCATCCGCATTGTTTGGATTGGTATTTGTTGGGTCTTCTTGGGCATATACCGTGTAAAGATGTTCCCCCACATCAAAAGTGGTTGCATCTGTATCTCCTTCTGTTATCTCAAACGAGTTAAACCTACCGGTATAGGCTGATGTATCGCTCAAGATAAAGTTCTTTATCGTGTCGGTTTGTCGTGACTTCATAGAGAACAAATAAGTAGGGTTGCTAATGGTCGTTTTCTCTGTTAGAGTCAAGTACCAGGTCACCGTATCTTGCTTTGTTATCGTGATCATCTATATATAATTAAGAAAAAACAGATTTTGGCGTAAAAAAAAGAGGAGAGCCGAAGCCCTCCCCCATTAGAAACTATGAAAACAAGAAATTAGATACCTAACGATGTAGCCACAGCAGCCTGTACCAAGTAAGGAGATTCAGCCTCAATCGCACTTAAAGTGAAATTGTAGCCTTGAACGTCACCCATTGCAGTACCTGACTCAGAAGTCATTGCAGTGATGTCGCATCCGTATTCGTTACCGGCTAACCAATAGTTATCATTGTTGTCCTTCACTATGCAGAATACACGATTCTGAGCAAGGAGCTTCAACTCATTACGCTTTGTTGTTGACAACTTACGCAAACGAGCCACGATATCAGATTGATTAAATACTGTTCCGTTCTCTTGTGAAACATTTGTAGTGGTAGTCATGCTACCCACGCCCTTAGGAAGCTCATAGGTGTAAACATCCCCTGAAGCAACTGTTGTAGCTGTTACCTCGCCACCGCTTACGGTGAACCCGGTAGAAGCCCAGTCGATCAAGTGAATGCTCTTTATGCCTCCAACTGCGTCCTTGCAGTCTAAATTAAACCCCTGCGTCAGATTACAAGCCATAACTCTTTGATTATTAAAGGGTTAGACTTACGCAAGTGTGAACTGTACTAACTGATCAGGGAATGCGATTTGTACACCATACTTCATTGTAGCACGGAAACGAACCTCGTCGTTGTCCTGGCTATACCAGAAGCGATATTCTTCCTCTTCGTTTGCAAGGTCAGTACCTACAAAGAAGTTAGACAAGCGACCTGCAAACATTCTGTTTGTTCCGCTTAGTCCACCTACTCCGATCAACTTCACGTTAGTACCTGGAATCATGATTTCCATTCCTTCCATTTCTACTGCGTAGTGGAAAAGGTTAGAGTCACGAAGTGCAGTTGTGTACTTCTTGAAAGTGTCGATACCAGCGAAGATAACCAAGTCATCAGCGTCAGCTACGTCAGCAGGTAAAGCGTTGTAAATGTCATCAATTAAACCTTCAACATTTGAAGTAGTGATGGCA